TGCGATGACTGCTGCGACTGACCTCCGCTTGACTGCGACTGCGACTGCGACGATTGCGCCGACTGCGATGACTGCTGCGACTGCTGCGACTGCTGGGACTGTGCCTCTGCGATTTGGTTCCCCGCATGCGTGCGGTAGTTCGACTCCCACGGCAGGTAGGGATCGCAATCCTCAAGCTTGTGTATTGCCCAATCGAAGTTCGCCTCTGGCGAGACGACACGCGCCTCGCGCATCGACTTCAGCAGCCCCTCGATGAGCGTGTTGATTTCCAGATCCGCCACATCGTTGAATACCGAGTGCGGACTCACGCCTGCTCGTTCCAGCTCGCCGATAATATCGCGATTGAGACGCTTATAGTCATCGAATCGTGGGAAGTGGGTGAGTGCGAGGTGCAGCGCCTCATGCAACAGCACCACCTGCACCATGTCGACGGTCGCCCGCACAAGGTCAGACTCGCTTATCTTCTCTCCCGTGCGCTTCTGGTGCTGTTCCGCCATGATTTTCGGAATCTCGCGCGTCACGAAGTCTGGCGAGATGTAGAGGTGTCCGAACGGGTCGACCGCCATCGTATCCAGCTCGTTCGTGTAGACAATCTTCTGGAACGGGAGCAGGCGTGAGAGGGACGGGAACACCGAGCGCAGTCGTGTGAAGGCGTTCCCGACGATTTCCTGCGCTCGCGCCAGAGACTGCGAAGGCGATGCAGGCGCGGGTTCCGACGGCGTCTTAGACTCCGCACGGGCATGCACGGCAGACTCAGGGAGTACCCAGTAGCGCCGCTGGAACACTCCGTGCGTCCCGCGCACCATATGTGGTTCGGGATGGAGCCTGCCCCCGTGCGACGGGTCGCTCAGGATGACCGAATCCCACCAGACCACGCGCGACTTACTCATCGCCTCTCCGCGATTGTACCATACGGCGCATCGGTCAGGTGACCGTGTGCGCTCAGCAGGTGCAGTGCGTGGAGCAGCTCCTCGCGATGCTCAGGCGAGAGATGCTCCCACACATTATTGACCGTCTCCCAGTGCCGTTCTATCGTGTCTCGGATTCTGCCTCGTGCGCTCGCATGGAGCGGCGCGACATTCACAGCGGGATGCGACAGCACCTGCGCCACATGCTCAGGCGCATGACCTGACAATCGACCGAGTTCCGCGTGCTGCTTGCGACGCGCATCCTCATGGTAGGCGCGATATTCGTCGTGCATCTCCTCTGGGAGTATCTCCTGACCCGATTCTGCGTCGATGACGGGCGTATGGAACATCGACAGCAGTCCCATCCCTGCAGCCGCGCGATGCGCCTCGCGCGAAATCGCATGCACCGTCGATGCATCGCGGTTTTGTGCGAGAGTCTCCAGCAGACTGTCGAGACGGTTGAGACTGCGTTCCGTCTCCGTGTGCGTGTCGTGCAGGCGTTGTGCTACGATTTCGGGGTTGCCCGAGCCGAGTATCGCACGCACGCCCCGTCCCAACGGCGAGCGCGGGTCGACCGCTTCAAGGTGTAGCGCGTGCGCTGCAGGTGCGCCATGCTGACCCGCCAAGTGGAGCAGGTGCTTCGAGCGCGTGAGGTCGACCGATGCATGCGAGTCGAACCCTGGCATGTGCAGTTCGGATGTTCCGTCGGGGTTCGTGCTGACATGCAGCTTGCCCGTGTCGGTATCCAGATAGTGCAGTGGGAGCGAGAACCCGTAGGGTTGCTGCGACGGGGGCGTGTCGTCGCTGGATAGCACGCGAATCAAGTCGTCGACGGTCTCAATCGGCTGGCTCTTGAAGGTCGCGCGGGTATCCTTTGCGCCTGCCTCCTTCGCGCGGTCGGAGTGCGTGATGAACACTCCCTCATGCGTCGCGGCGTCGTGTACCCGCGTCGCGCGATGCACTGTCCGACCGTGATGCGCATCGTTCCCTGCAGCGTCGTCCATAATCGCTTCGACCGATTCCGCGCCTCGCGGCTTGAGCGCCGTCTGGATAATCTCGTGAATCTTGGGGATATTCGGGCGCCCCACATTACATGCCAGAAACCGCTCCACCTCTGGCGAGTCCAAGTCGTATCCGAGCGCGAACAGCACGGACAGCTGGTCGGCGAGTATCATCACGCGCCGCGGCGACATATGTTTGCGATCGGAGTCCATCGAGGCGTAATCGGGCATATAGTTCGGGTCAGACTTGAAGTTATGCCACATCCCCGCGAGGTCGCCTGATACCATCGCGTCGATGAGCGCACTCGCGATGCGGTAGTTCGTCTTTGCGCATTCCGCGCGGAGATCCGAGCGTAGCCCGCGTGACGACATCAGCTTCAGCAGCGTCATCAGATTCTGATGCTCGCGCATCACCTCGCGTGCGGGACGACCCGTCTCCAGTTTCGCTCGCATCTGTTCCAGCTCGCCCGCCGCGCCCGCCAGCTCGGGCGACGACGCCTGACGCGCCTGACGCGCCTCTTCCGCTTCTCGCTCCGCCTCCTCGTCATAATCCAGAACGAACCGACGCAGACGCTCACGCGCACCTGCCGATTCGCGCGACGCCTCCTGCTCAAACACCGACTGAATCGCGCGTACATACTCGTCCTCTTCCGCAGGCGTCGTCACATAGTACAGGAACCTGTCCGCGAACGGAACCAGCGAGGAGCGCATCTTGCCCATCTCGCCTTCCCAATCCGCGCGGTTACCGAGCATCACGATGCGGAACGGAACGCCCAGCCGACGGTCAGCAACGATACCGTTTGTGATGAGCGACAGCATCGTCTGCAGAATCTGCGGTGACTTGGTCGCCTCATCGAATACCAGCACCAGCGGTACGCCGTGCTGTTTGCAATACTGAATCTTGTGTTCCAAATCCGCTGTGAACATGAACCGCACCATGCCCTCGTCAATCGCTTGTGCGCCCATCTGCTCTGTGATGTTGTAGACTGCCGATTGCACATTCACGATATGGACGCGGAACGGCGCGGCATTCTGTTCCGACATGGCGTCGCTCATGTTCATCATCGCTTCCCACAGCGTGGTCTTGCCCACGCCAGGGGCGGAGAGCATCATCACGGGGTGTCCGACGGCGTTCCCGTTCTCATGGATACGCACGGCGAGATGTGCGAGCATCATCTGGCGCTCCATCGGGTTCAGTCGGTCGATGGCGTTGCGCAGCGTTTCGCGTACCTCTTCAGGGAGCTGTTCGACATCCAGTCCTGCGGGCGCGGCGCTGGGAGCGCCCGCGCCGTGCGACGGCGCGGGCGCCTGAGGAGGAGACACGAGAGGATGAGACACGGAAGGAGGAGGTGAGGAGGTTGGCGATGCAGGGGAAGACTTCTGCTTGCGTGCTTCGAGCGACTCGCCGCGCACCCAGTAGGTCTGCTGGTAGGTCGTGCCCTCGCGATGCACCATTCGCTTCTCAGGGTGTAGACCACGCGACATCGGGCTCGGATGGTACTCGTACCGCTCCGAGAACAGCACCGTGCGCCACCAGACGCGACGCTTGCGACTAATCCGATTCGATGTAACGATTCGCATGAGACGCTCCATGATGGGTATACGCCGTTGAGACCAGCGCATCGACTCGTGAGACCAAATCCGTGTCGCTCGGCGCGTCGCTGTTGCGAACCTCATCCGCAAGCACATCGATGAGACCGACCAGCACCATCCACGGCGAGGAGTCGGGGTCGCCCTGATACGACTCGGCTAAGTCCAGCAGGTGCTGTAGCAGCTCGCGCGGATCCGCATCGCCCAGACGCGCCATGGCGCATGCGACGCCGACATCACGAACACGCTCCAACAGCGCGTCGATATCCTCAACCTGCAGAATCTCCTGCACAATCGGCGGTCGCTTCATCTTATTCCAGCCTCCGACGAATCGATTCGATGACCGCGTCAAGATACCTACTGCTCATGCCCAGCTCGCGTCCAATATCCGTGCGCGATTGACCCGACACGAGCCGTTCCGCCACCTCACGCTCTTCTGGCGACATCACTGCCAGAGTCGCCGTCCATTCCAGCGCATCACCAGACGCCTCAGCGTGTATCGCACACATGATGTCCCACTCGTTGTAGGCAATCTCCTTCCGTTTGCGCAGGTATTCTCGACCCGTGTTCGCAATCGCGCGGCGGATGTACCGCTCGGCGCTCTCCATGCGGATGCGCGGCGCGTTCACCCACAGTTTGACTGCGACCTCGTTCGCCAGCGACTCCGCCTCGTCGGTCTCGATATGGTACGCTTTGAGATACCACGCAAACGCGCAGTCGCGCACACACTCCGCAAACAGGTCGTACTCGCAGGTCTCATGACCGCGCTCCAAAGCGACGAGCATCTCCCGCCATCGCGTCATAGATTACCATCCGCTTCCCGTGCGCCGTACACTCCGAACGCTTCGCACGGGCGTCGGCTGCGACAGCGGCGCGAACACTGGCAGCATCCATTCGACCGATTCGCCCAGCACATGCGCCCAGCCCCGTTCCAGTCGCTGCAACTCGTCTTCCGCCTGCTGATACAACTGTTGGGCGTAGGGGTTCATGGACGCGCCGATGTTGGTTATCGCCAGCGTTCGCGCCTCCACCAGCGCCGCCGCCAGCTGCATCGCTATCGTGGGTATCGGTGGCTTCGCAGGCTCGTTCGTCGTCATCATGCGCGGGTACAACCGCACCAAGCGCGAACGGATGTACGACTCTGCAGCATCGATAGCCGCCTGCAACACGGAATCGTCTATCGGCTCCAGATTCCGCACATAGAACCGCACTTGCGCTGGCGTCACCCACGACATGGCTAAGTTCTCCCGTGATGTTTGGATGTGGGTGCGCTCCGCATCAGAGCGCACCCGCTACGATTATGCTGCCGACATCACATTCTGGATTAGCACCCCGCATGCACGGGCGATGACCTTGTGCGTGTAAATCCAGTCCACCTCGATCCATGTGCCGCCGTCGCGTTCGACATCGATGTAGGTGCGCACATTCCGCTGACGCGCCTCGAAGGTCGCCCCGTAGGTCAGACGACGCAGACCTGGCTTATCGACATAGCCCACCCAGACATCGCGTCCCCATATCTCATCCATCCGACTGGTCAGCGTGATTTCCTGCGGGTCGAGACTGCGCGAGCCGAACGGGTCTGTCGGGAGCTGAAGCGCCGCCGCTTCCAGCACTTCCAGACCCCACAGGTTCTGCGGGAGCCCGCTCTGGGTCAAGTCCGTCACATAGCGTCGCTCTTCCTTGATCTCCTCGATTGCCAGCATCCGCCGTGCAATCGTCGAGGGGATCACGACCACATTCGGACGACGCCCCGTCGCCGTGAAGATGAGGTTGCTCGCGTTAATCAGGTCGGTCTTCGGTGACGAGACGGTATAGTTGTCCCACGGCGTCGACGGTGTGAACGCATGCAGGTTGTTCGCAGGGTCGCGCAGGGTTCGCGCCGCGCGGATCTCGCGGTTGAGCATCAGCAGGTCGGTCAAATGCTCCGTCATGTCGACTTCCAAGTCGATGGGCCCCGACACATTCTCACGCTGACGCGGTGTGATAATATCGCGCAGCGAGTGCTGCTCGCACATGTACCAGTCTGCCTTCCACCCGAACGACGCCTGCTTCGCCGTGTCGCCGTCCTGCCGCGTGTCATCAACATACCGAAACGCGGAGAGGTCGTACACATAGAACAGGTCGCTTTCCTTCTTCACGGGCATCGACGGGAAGATGCGCTCCGCGATGTACCCTTCGGGACGGTACTTAATGCTGACATTCGTCAGCACCTCATCGTAGTGAACTCGTTGCGCTTGTGCGACTGCCATCTTCTTAGCCTCCTTAT